CGCTTGCTGTCGATTTGTTGTGTATCGCTGTCGCATTTGCTGGTTGATGGCTGTTCGGTAGATTTCTCGAACACCAGAAACAGTGCAGACAGCAGAGCCAGTGCCTGTTCCGTTTGTGTGTGCAAACACTCCAACGTAGGGCGCTTCAACATTTTCTATTACGATTGTTTCGTCACTCGTAACGTCACCGGTCGCCTTTACATCAAAGTTTGTCCCATCTGCTCCAATATACACAAAGTACTTAACCCCTGCTCCAACCACGCTGCTAAAGGTTAAAGTAATGTCTACGGGGCCATTAGAGCCTTTGATGTCTGTAGCGTTTGCCATGCCAACCGTAGCAACAGTGGTGGCTGCTAGTGCTTGTGCGCTAGTTTTGTGGTGTGTTGATTGCGTAAACAATGCAGTGCCACCAGCAGATTGTGCGGCAATAGCCACAGGTGTGCCTGCTTGCTCAGAGATACTAAACTTACGCTTGATCATCTTCTTCCTCCATGTCTGGCTTTTCGTGCGTAAAGCCTTTTTCTTTCATATCCATGTGGTCTTCGTAGGAATCGGCCTTATGCTCTTCGCCCGTTTCTGGGTCGTACATCATGTGTGGCTTAAAGTCTTTTTTGTTCTTTTTACCCTTATGAGGGTCGTTAAACATAAGGCTGATAGAAATGCCTGCGACCTTTTCTTTGTCCATAACCTCAGGCAGTCGGTCTAGCATGTTCATGGCAGCACGCCGAACATCATCCTTTTCAGGGCCTGGGTTATGGTAGCTCATGCTTTTGCCAGAAGCCTTGGCAGCTTTCTTAGCATCCTTCATACCCTTATCGGTGTATGGGTAACTCTTACCGTCTACTTTAGGCATACTATCCTCTAATTAGGTTGTTTTTGCTGTTCCTCTAGCTGAGGAGCATCATTTAGAACTGCTAGTAAATCTAGGTCACCATCGGCATTCTTCATAGCTTCAATTCGCATTTGCGCATATTGAAGCTCAAGCTCTGCCTTCTCAATGCGAAGTTGATCAAGCCTATCCCTATTTTCCTGCCGGGTATGGGACTCTTCTTTCCAGTGAGGGAATCTACGAGTAAGGAGCCATTTCGCGCTCTTCCAGTCTTTCTGTGCATGCTCCTGTACAATACGCACTAGAGCCTCTTCTGCATCAGCCTCTGCCTTATAGTAAGCATTCTGGAAGACGGTTTTACGGGGATCTTTCAGCCACTTCTCCAAACAGGAAACCGTCACTCCCCCTGTCCGGGCAGCAACTATCTTGGTCTGACCCGACCGAATGCTTCGGAGGATTAAGCCGCACGTCCTGTCATCAAACTTACTCGCAGACATCCCAACACCTCTCACGGAACCCTAACCACATTACAACCAAACTGTAAAGATTCCTGACCAAAAACCAAAAAATACCACGTTATCATATGAGTATATTTTACCAAATAAACACTACACTGAACTCTACGCAAATATTGCTACTTGACAGCATGGTTTGCACAACACCTACTACACCTAACCCCCTAAGAAACTCGCGCGCGCAGTCTACACCGTACGTAAACCCGATTTTGGCGATTTCAAAACTGGACCGCGATGTGAAGGGGTGTAGCAGCGTCAGGGCCAAGGTGCAGACCCCGTGATGGGGGGCCCAGAAGTAGGCAGTTGAGCTTCCAACTATCGGCAATCACAGGGCAAATTTGACAGGTCGATTTCGATTTGCTCTCATCCGCGCGTATATGCGTCGCGCGCGTAATGTGTGTCGCGAGGGGCGGAGGGTTCATAACGGTAGGGCTCGCAGTCCATCCGCAAACAAAAAACGCACGACGTGTCGGCCGTGTGTCGATTTCTCACGGATTGTGTTGATTCTGGGAACCACTTCGGTTAGGGTGGTTTGTGTCGACGGGGACAACCCGTTGGCGCTCTTTGAAAATCTGATTCGCATACGTCGTTACGTACCCATGCCTTCAACTCGTTCGCATGGGGCGTACCGCGGTGAACCGAGCACCCACTGAGGGAGCGACGGGTGACGTGGATAAGACGTGACAAGCGAATCGGGTTCCGCTCTTTTGCCAGTCTAATCACCACAAGGAATTGCTATGTATCAATCGCATCATGTTGATGCGGTCTACGGAGTAGTGTGCGCCCAAATGCCGACTATCGGCAGGGATGACGTCGAGGCATGGTTGGAAGAAATTTCAACTAGCCATGTGGAGTGGCTTAAGTATCAACCCATGTTGAGCACTGGCCAGTTCGCAGACGTGGCGCTGAGGTTCGTCCTGAGCCTCCAGGCTGAGTCCGTAGAACGTGTCGAAAAGGTAGAGCTTGCCAAGGCTGCACGGAAACGTGCGCCACGTCGAGTAGTCCGTAAAAGGCCTACCTATACCATCGACGACTTCAAGGGTCCCTGGAACCTGTGTCGGGTATGGTCTCAGCATGGCTATGGGCGTGACCGTCGAAATGACTTGTATTAATCATTGACAGCATCTCGCAATCTGTGAGATAACATAATCAATCAACACCACGGAGGAACCTATGGGATGGCATTTCATTATGTGTCCAAACCTTGACAAGTACGTGTTCGTCGAGGCTTCAAGCTACGACGAAGCGCTTCACGCACAAAGCATCATTAACTGGGACGCTATGACCGTCCAGTGGGGATGGATTCCCCACACGTTGGGTGCCATGGTACGTGCCAGCAAGGGCATCGTTAACACAGTTAATTAACCAACACCACGGAGGAACGTTATGAACTGGTACACTTTCGACTGCCCCGATGGCAGGAAGAAGGCCTACGTCGAGGCACCCACCTACGATGAGGCTTGTGAGATCGCCAAGACCATCAATTGGGAAGGCATGACATACAACACCGGATGGCTACACTACGCACAAACGTGGGCCAGTCGCATATAACAATCAACACCACATAGGAGGCTCTCTCATGAGTAGCTATACCCCACGCCCGATGTATCAGGGCGACTTCGAAGACTGTCACTTCCTTGGGACGCTGTACGGTCTAGGGCCGAGCGGTCAGCCATGCGACTACTACATGGCAGGAACTGAACTGCTAGTGAATTTCAGTAACGACTATATGTCGTACGTGGCGCTGCCCGCCTCGATTGTGAGGCAGTACCATCAGCAAAATGCGATGCTCTACAACGGGCTTATGCTGATGGACTCGCAAGTACGGGCATGGGAGAACGCTCTCGATGTCGAGTGTATCATCGAAGAGCTTTACCAATAGGAGGTGAGTGATGACTTGGGCTGACTGGCTATTTGTGGCGGTCGTATCGCCAACATACGCACTAATGCTTTGCTGGCTCATTATGAGCGATGACCATGTTGGTGACATCAAGTATGTTTTCCAACGGCTAACCAGGGGAGGTGAGTGATGGAGAATCGCAAGAGCGTACTGCGCCATGCTGAGAACGATGAGGAACGCAAGTTTGCGCAGGAACAGCTTGAGTATTGCCGGAGCGTCGGTGATTCAATCGGCGTGATGATATACCTGAACATGCTAACGCCTAAGGAGGTGAGTGATGAGTAAGGAGGTGGCTATATATTCCCCACTTGGGAATGGGTGCATGTTCATTGGCAAGTGGGACAAGCCATATTCACCAAAGGAAATGATTCAGGCCAACCCACAATCGCACGGCTTTCATATCCTAAATGATCGAGAGTTGGAGGAGTACGATATGAGGTACCACTTTTTAATGCCAGCCTATCCCGGCGAGTGGTCCGTATTAGGAGGTGAGTGATGGATAGCTTTGAGCGTGATGACTGTGGCGCATTCGTGTACCCCAACGGGTTCAAGATGCCACTAGAGGAGACCGGCGCAATATGGGAAGCCTGCGAACTATGGCATGGGGGACAGTGGTCTTCCTTGTACGCCCTCATGAGTTCCGGCCATGCCACACCAAGCATCATATGCGGTGCGGCACGTGAACTAGAGCGGGCGGTTAATTCTTGGTCGTCTATCGATGATGCTGAAGAGCGCGAGGTAGATATAACACTGCAAGCGGTGGAACAACTCAACACATGGGCCGACGGGGTGAGTGAACTACTGGAGGACTAACCAGCTAAGGAGCTAAGGGATTATGAGATTATTTACACGTAGTCAGAGCAAGACTGACAAGTCTAAGAATGATGGGGCTATTGTTTGGCCATTGCAGTTCTCGCCAGCGGACGAGTCGGTAGAGCATGGTGGAAAGAACATGTGCGCGGAAGCGTCGCCAAGCTGCATGGAAGCATGCCTTAAGAAAGCTGGCATGAATATCATGCCAACGCATGTAGCTGCACGTGTACGCAAGACACTGTTCTATCTGAACGAGGAAGAGGAGTTCCATCGAATAGCAAACAAGGAACTCGAAGCCCTCAAGCGCAAGGCTGCAAGGGAGGGGATGACCCCAGCCACTAGACCTAACACCCTGTCAGATGTACCGCAGTTTGGTATACGGATAGCGAACGACCACCCTGACCTGCAGGTGTACGACTACACCAAGCGGCTCAAGTGGTGGAAGAAGCACAGCGACAAGCGCCCCGATAACTATGCGGTGGTCCTGTCCAGGTCTGAGACTAACGAGGACCTGTGGAGTGAGATGATGAGCACGGGTGAATGGGCGGGGGCTGTGGTCTTCGATACCGATGACCCCGCCAACTTCCCGACTCACTACATGGGATACCCTGTAGAGAACGGGGATGCCAGCGACAGTAGATGGAAGACGCCCAAGGGCACAGTCGTAGGGCTGACACTCAAGGGCACTAACGAAGCAAAGCAAGAGGCCAGGGACAGCGGGTTCGCTGTGCCCTGTTAGGAGGAATCAATGAACAACAGCCAAAGAATCTCAAAGCAAATGACAGCTATTCAGCATCTTCTTGACCAGGTATCCGAGTTATCGAATGCAGGCAACCTAAGCAGGTTTGACAAGCACAAGCGTGCTGACCTTCGAAGGCGTGTGAAGAGGCTAACCCAATACATTGAAATAATCACAACACCATAAGGAATCTTATCATGTCAAAGGAACACATCTACATCAGCATCCAACTAAACAGCAGTCAGTTCGTCATACGAGCCCAAGAGGGGGCAGACTCAACAGCCCATCTACTGGCAATACTGAGGAATGCGGACCTTCAGGTTGTGAACTCGCACACGTACGAGGTTATCGAGCCGC